AGAATCAGCAGCTGATGAGCAAGGCCCTGGGGGTCAAAGGGGTCAAATACCGCCAGCACTGGGATCTGATGCCTCGCGCGCACATATAAAAAGGGATTTGACACATAAAACACACTTGACCCCCTCTGACGGCGGAGGGGTGCCTGAGGGTGTCTTATTGCCGGTGCCTGTTGGCACCCATGTGGAGCGGTTGATTGGCGACTCTTGGAAGAACGGCTGGCTTGTGCGTGATGGCTCCAACCCCAATCGGATGGTGATTGCCAAGCTGGGCAACGAGATGCTGACCATGAGCAATCAGCGTTGGGGTGTGGACATCCGTGAAAACAAGGGCAGCGTCTTCGCTGCACCAGCAGCAGAAGATGATGAATGGTGATGCGTGTTCTTGTTGCTTGTGAGTACAGCGGCAGGGTGCGTGATGCCTTCCGCAGTCATGGTCACGATGCCTGGTCTTGCGATTTGCTTGAGTGCGAAGCAGATCCGCAGTGGCACCACCAAGGCCCAGTTGAAGACCTGCTGGCTGATGGCTGGGACCTGATGGTTGCTCATCCGCCTTGCACCCATTTGGCAGTAAGCGGCAGCAAACACTTCGCTGAAAAGATTGCTGATGGCAGGCAGCAGGCAGCACTTGATTTCGTGAGGTTGCTTATGGATGCACCGATTGACCGTTGGTGCATTGAAAACCCTGTGAGCATCATCAGCTCAGCAATCAGGCCACCAGATCAGACGATCCAGCCTTGGGAGTTTGGCCACCAACACCAGAAGACGACATGCCTTTGGCTCAAAAACCTGCCACGCCTGAGGGCGACAAACGTTGTCGACAGGGGTGAGTTTGTGGTTACAGCTGGCGGTAACAAGTTGCCAGCCTGGTACTCAATCCCGCCTGGGCCAAACCGCTGGAAAGAACGCAGCAGAACGTTTCAGGGGATTGCGGATGCCATGGGCCAGCAGTGGGGGAACAAGCCTTTGCCAGTGGTGGCGGATCAGCTTGGCTTGCCATTTGCTTGATGGCATGCCATGATCTAATCAAGTTCAGCCGAGAGGCCACACATGACCACCACAGCACTGCAGACCGACCGCTTTGAAGTTGGGCAAATCGTTTGCTCCAGCTACGGCTACGACATGACGCTGGTTGAGTACTACGTCGTCACCCGTGTGACAAAGGCCAGCGTATGGATGCGCTGCATCAACACCATCGTTACTGGCGACGATGGCCGTGGTGAGGGTAAGGCCATGCCCGACATGAAATCGCTTGAGCCAGACAGCCCGTTTCAGCACGTCCCTGTCTTTCGCAAAAGGATTCAGGTGTCAGAGGGCAAGCAATACGTGTCCGACAGCATCAAGTATTTCCGCATTTGGGACGGCAAGCCCCAGTACTACAACAGCTGGGATTGATTTCAGCCAATGGCTTGCCATCTATGCGGTGGCATGCCATAATCTAATCAACGGGGCGGGAGCCTCACACACACAGCACCATGAACAACACCGTTCTTTTTCAAGCCGTCACCACCATCGACTACTGCGGTGAGCAGGTCAGCATGGTTGAAGGCCCTGCGTTTTTCACCCGCCAAGAAGCCGAGGAATGGCTTCAGGCTTCCGACCTTGACGACAGCTACACAGTGCAAGGCGTGAAAGCTTTTCAAATGTGAGGCCAATGGCTTGCCAATATGCCAATGGCATGCCATAATAAGTTCAAGAAAGGCAGGGATGCCAACTCACATGATCAACCTCTTCAACATCATCGAAACCATCGAAGCTGAACTGGGTGGTGAACTCACCGCCATCCAGCAGTACAAAATCAAGCAGCAAGCCAGAAAGCTCATCGCTGAAGGCACCACCAACGAAGACGACCTTGCTGGTGAAGTTGCTTTCTGGTTCGCTGCTAACGGCATCTGCTGATCCACGCCACACCGAGAGGTACACACACCATGGACAAAAAAGTGATCCCACCACACACCACAGAAGAAACAATCGAGGCCCTTATTGCCATTGGCGTTGATCCTGTCAAAGCCAGCATGGAAGTTACTTTCAAAAAGACAGGCACCAAGTACGCCATCGCCCACTACTACGGCGAAAGAAAAGGCATCAAGCTTTTTCGTGTCTACCGCAACGGCAAGCTCGCCTTGCGTGCAGAAAGCCAAATCAGAGCCATCTTTGCTTGACCATGGACAATCACAACTACATGCTCAGCCTTTTCGAGTCCTTCCAAAAGCACCAAGATGAGCTTGAAGCCACCAACCTTCTGAAGCTTCAAGCCATGGAACCTCAATCCCGCTACTACGTTGAAGCCTCGCTTGACGGCAGGCTTGAGTGGACTGAATGGGCCTACACAACCCATGAGCGTGATCAGCTGGTGCAAGACGCCAAGGACTGCGGCTTTTCCTACACCGTTGAGGAGCACGAGTGATGGACGACAAACAACTTGCTGAAGACATCCGTTCATCGCTTTGGCATATCGCCTCATCCTTGAAAGGCATTGAGGAAAACCTTGCCAAGATCGAGGCACCCCTATCTGAGTTTTACGACATCAGCGGTGAACTGCAGTCGCTGACTTCCCCAAACACAGGGCTCTTGCCTGCCTTGCTCAAAGAAATACGATCAGCAAAAACTTGACTCAAGTCGGGGAGCCTGATGCCTGCCATCCCCAGGCAGGCTGAAAGCTATACAACACCTTGGGTGCAGCAAGGAAAAGCAGGGCGCCTGTGTGTGGCGATCTATCCCCCGACTTCAAACATGGACCAACACCTTCGAACACAGCAACATCTGAACAACCTTCAAGCCTTCTTGGACTATGAGCAGCGCCTCAGAGATGCCTATGCCAAATGCCAAGATCCGCAACCTCGACGACGGTTGTGTTCAGATAACGATCGGCAACATCAGCGGAACCGTAAGTTCACACCACCTAGTTGAACCGAAGCTTCGTCAACTAAGGCTACTCTGGAAAGCGAATCCAGATAACTGGCAGTGACAATCGCATCAGACAAAATCGTCCAGCGTGAAACTGAAGTTCTCAAGCCATACGAAAACAATCCACGGCAACATTCAGAAGCACAGCTTGATCGCCTGGTCCGATCAATCAAAGAGTTCGGTTTCACAAACCCAATCCTTATTGACGATGATTGCAATGTGATCGCAGGCCATGGCCGCTTGCTAGCTGCTGAGCTGATGGGCCTAGCCCAAGTGCCGACCATCACGCTTGGCCACCTCACAGCTGAACAGCGGCGTGCCTACGTCATTGCTGATAACCAGCTGGCACTCAACAGCACATGGGATGACGACGTGCTGCAGGCTGAACTGCAGGCCCTTGGTGAAGCTGGTTTTGACCTGACTCTGTTGGGGTGGGGTGATGACCTGCCCACCTTTGGTGAGGACATTGACCTGTCGGCACTGGACGACATGGACGATGACCCCACTGCAGAGCTGGCTGATGGCGTCATGAAGGCCATCCAGATTGAGTTCCGCCCTGAGGACTACGAAGAAGCCAAGGCCCTTGTGGAAGCAGCTCGTAAGCGTGGTGAGTACGTGGGCATGAAGCTGATTGAGGCTTTGGCTGCATGATCGACTATCAGATCGCAATCCCCAGCTACAAGCGGCCAACGCGTCTGATCACTGAAACGCTCACAACCCTGAAGCGCACCAATGCTGATTTCAGCCGTGTCACTGTCTTCGTGGCTGACAGCAATGAGAAGCACCTGTATGACACCGCTCTGCAGGCGATTGGCCTTGGCGTCAAGGTTGTCATCAGCCAGCCAGGGCTGATCAACTCACGCATCTGGTACAACCTGCACTACTACAAACCCGGCACACGCATCCTCAACTTGGATGACGACATTGCTGGGCTGTACGTCAAGGACGGCAACGCCTTACAGGCGTACACCGGCGACCTTGACCGCCTGGTGTCCAAAGGTTTCCAGGTCTGCCAAAACACTGGAGCCAGGCTCTGGGGAATCAACCCTGTGGCCAATGGAATGTTCCTCAAGCCCACCATCACTGTTGGCCTGCGGTACATCTGTGGCATCTTCCACGGCACGTTTGCAGGTGATCCAGCCATGTGCGGTGATGACCGCCCACGCCAGTCATCTGGTGAAGACTTCGAGCTGACCCTGAGATCCTTCAAGCGTTACAAGGGTGTAGTCCGCATTGATGGGTACTGCCCCAAGACCAAGTACTTCGCTGAAGGTGGGATCCAGGCTGAACTTGGTGGCAAGGACAAACGTGCGAAAGACCACGAGGCCCAGCTGCAGCAGATCGTCAATCGTTTCCCCAGCATCAGCAAGCTGTACACCAAGTCCGGTGACGTGCCCAACATCAAGCTCAAAACCATCACCCACGGAAAGCTCCAGTGGATATGAAGCTGCCAGTTCTGACCCTGCAGCCAAAGGCGCCGAAGCTCAAGATCGGAGACACCTGCCCAACGCTGCAGCCCAACGTCACAGAGTCCTGCATCCTTGCTGACCCTGATGGCACTCAGGTCGGCCTGTTCATCAAGCAGCTGCCTGATGACTTGCGGAACCTAGTCAACATTGCTGACCACGAGGTCAACTCAACCAGGGTGCCCAAAACGATGATGGACCGTAAGCGTCCATTGCCACCAGGGCCTGACGGCAAACGTCGTTACCTAGTCATCTCCCAATACTCAGCCATCCTTGGCAGCGTGCCGCCCAAGCCACATATGCGACGGGCCTACGGCACAAGGTCCTCTGTTCACAGCAGCAAGACCGCTGGCACCTTTGTCAAAGCCATGCACAAGGCAGGCATCACCGCTTATCAGCTTGTGCAGGAGCTGGCCCCTGAAGTCACCCAGTTGCACAGCAGCAAGGTCCAAGCCCGTGTGCCTGAGAAGTGGCGCTTCGCAAAGCACTTCAGCAGCACGATCAGCAACTGCAACATCGCAGCGCCAATCCATCAAGATCACGCCAACGTCAAAGGCGCCATCAACATCATCATCACCAAGCGGCGGAACAGCACTGGTGGGAACTTGCATGTCCCCGACTACGACGCCACCTTTGACCAAACGGATGGCTCGATGCTTGTCTATCCGGCATGGAGGAACTGTCACGGTGTGACGCCAATAGTTCCCACGCATCAAGGCGGCTATCGCAACTCACACGTCTGGTACGCCCTGGATTCGTTTGCATCATTAGGCTGAAACCATGGACAAGAATCCACGCTGCACAAAAGCAGAAAAGCAATTCCGGACATCAAGGTTTGCCCGGATGATTGCCAATGGAGCAACACGTTCAGACCTTTTGCAATACGCCGCAAGTGAATGGGGGCTGAAGCAAAGGCAAAGCGATGAATACATTGCCCTAGCCACAAAGCGGCTTGAAGAAGATTTCAACTTGGATCGCCAGGCTTTTGCCGCAATACTTTTGTCCCAGCTGAACGTCGTCCACAAGAAGGGCATGGAACAGTCCAACCTTCAAGCGGTGTTGGGCTGCATCAACACCGCTGCCAAGATCGCCAAGCTGTATGACTGATGGGTGTTCTGTCCACGATTCCAAGGGGCAACATCCTTCAACGGCTTGGCGCTGAGGACAGCCAGATTGATGTTGAACGGCTACTGCAGCAGGTAAGGGCTGACCTGCACCCTGGCCAGCTGGCCTTTGTTGAAGACGAACAGACGCAGATCATCGGGTTGTCTGCTGGCTACGGCGCTGGCAAGACCAGGGCACTGGCCGCCAAGACCCTGCACCTTGCCGCTGCCAACCAGGGCTTCATTGGCTGCGTGATGGAGCCGACTGGCCCATTGGTCAGGGACATTTGGCAGAACGACTTTGAGGGCTTCCTAGAGGCGTATGAGGTGCCCTACACCCACAGGGCATCACCACTCCCTGAGTACACACTGCATCTGCCTGGTGGTGACACGAAGATCCTGTGCCGCAGTTTTGAGAACTGGTCACGGATCATTGGCCTGAACTTGGCCTTTGTCCTTGCTGATGAGATTGACACGGTCAATCCCAGCGTTTGCTCAAGGGCGTTTCCCAAGATCCTTGGCCGTTTGCGTTCTGGCAACGTCAGGCAGTTTGCAGCTGCATCCACGCCTGAAGGCTTTCGCTGGATGTGGCAAACCTTTGGCACAGATGACGCGAAACAGCGTGATGATCGCAAGCTGATTAGGATGCGCTCGGCGGATAATCCACATCTGCCCCAAGACTTCATCGAACGGCTGCAGGCCAACTACGACCCATCACTCCTCCAGGCGTACCTGGAAGGTCAGTTCTGCAACCTCACAACAGGCCAGGTCTATGACCGCTTTGACCGGGCCAAACACGTCACAACAGAACATACAGATTTCAGCTCTGAACCCCTACGGGTTGGCGTTGACTTCAACATTGGCAACATGTCAGCCGTCATCGGTGTCCGTCTTGGCAACCATTTATTGCTGATTGATGAAGTCAGCGGTGCCCATGACACCGACGCTTTGGGTCAAGAAATACGCAGGCGATTTCCCAACAACCGCATATATATCTACCCTGACGCATCAGGCGGAGCACGATCTACTAACGCCAGCCAGACCGACATCCAGATCTTGGAAACCTATGGTTTCATCAACCAATCGCCCAGGTCAAATCCTCCCATCCGTGATCGGGTGGCTGCTGTGCAAGCTGTTCTGGAGAACGGGAAAGGTGAAGTCAGGTTGCAGGTAGTCAGCAGTTGCAAGCGGACTATTGAGTGCCTTGAGCTGCAGTCATATACAGAACGTGGTGAGCCAGACAAAGATGCTGGCTATGACCACATGAATGACGCCCTTGGTTATTTGGTTTGGCGTGAGTTCAACCCGCTGCATCAACGTGCTGGACGGGGCACAGGCATCAGGCTTTACTAAGCTGCAGGAACTGGGTGGTTTGCAGCTGTGTACTCGGGTCTTTCTGGTCGCCAACGTGTAGGCAACGTTACGCAGGTCAATGACCCGAATACTGCGTGGGTAAACATGGAGCCGCATTGGCTCTTGATTGAAACCCTACTGCTGGGCACGTATGGCATCAGGAAAAAACACCGGACGTATTTGCCACAAGAACCAAGAGAACTGGATGAGGCATATGACAACCGCCTGTTGAGAAGTGTTCTGGCGCCGTTTTATGTGCGTTTGGAGCGCATGCTTGCGGGCATGTTGACCCGCAAGCCTGTGCGGCTCAATGACGTGTCAGACAGCATCAGGGAGCAGCTGTTTGATGTTGACCTGCAGGGCAATGACCTGAATGTTTGGACGTATGAAACTGCTCGCAAGTGCGTCCGCTATGGCCACGTTGGTGTCCTTGTTGATGCTCCTGCTGCTGGTGCAAGTGGGCGCCCGTATTGGGTGACATACACCCCAAGGGACATACTCGGCTGGCGGGTGGAAAACAATGAAGGCCAACAACAGCTGACTCAGCTGCGGCTGATGGAACGTGTTGTTGTCCCTGATGGCTTGTATGGGGAAAAGGAAGTGCAGCAGGTGCGTGTCCTTACGCCTGGTGCCTTTGAGATCCACCAAAAGGATGCCAAGGGTGATTTCCGTGTTGTTGAAGAAGGGACGACCAGCCTGAACGAAATCCCTTTCGCAGTTGCGTATTCCAACCGGACCAACGTGCTGGAGTCCAGCCCTCCATTGGCTGACATCGCAGAGCTAAACCTGAAGCAGTATCAAGTCCAGTCAGACCTGGACAACCAGCTGCATATTTCAGCTGTGCCGATGCTGGCTTTCTACGG